GCTCGTGCAATGTTGTTGACGAAAATGCAGGAAGCAAAACAACGGCTTACAGAAACACTCTTGAAGAAATAAAAGAAAACCTGATTAATCGTCTCGGCGGTGAAATCAGTATCCGCAGAAATGCCGATAATGAGCTTGTTCTGGACTATCTGAACCAGAACGGAAAGAAATGTGACACAACCGTTGAACTTGCGAAAAACATGAAATCTCTCGATGTGAAAACCGATTCAACGAACATCATAACAAGGCTTGTTCCACTCGGTTGTCAGCTCAATGCAGGCGAAACTTCCGAAAGACTTACAATCGAAACGGTTAATGACGGAAAAATTTATATTGACGATGCAAACGCAGTTGAACAGTTCGGAATCATCATGGGAACGGCAGTTTTTGATGATATCACAGTACCTGAAAATCTCAAAAACCGAGGTCTTGAATATCTTCGTGAAAATAACAGAATCAAAAAAGCATATTCCGCACAGGTTCTTGACTTGTCGTTCATAAAGAAAGACCACGAAAATTTAAAGTGCGGAAATATTTACAGATTCAGAAATTCTCTGCTTGGAATTGACGAGGATTTAAGGCTGATGAAACGCACTGTTGACATTTACAAGCCTTTCGTTCCGACTGTCGAAATTGGCGATAAATCGGAAAAAATCACGGATATTTCGACAAGGACAAATCAGCTTATAGAGTATGAAATTCCGAAACAGAAGTCTGATATTCTGACGGTTGCGAGGGATATCGCCACAAGCCTGATAACCAATGCGACAACGGGATATGTTGTTATCCGCCCGAACGAAATTCTGATTATGGACACTGATGACATTGAAACTGCAACAACAGTCTGGCGGTGGAACTCAGGCGGTCTGGGATATTCAAGTACTGGATATCATGGCGATTATGGAGATGCCGCAATAACAATGGACGGAACGATTGTAGCTAATTTTATAGCCGCAGGAACTATGTATGCTGACCGAATCAAAGGCGGAACTCTGACAGTCGGTGGCTCTGAAACAGGTCAGGGCGGTGACGGTGTGATTCGGGTTCTCGATGCAAACGAAAATGAAATTTGCAGGCTTGACAAAAACGGTGCAAGCATTTTCGGAACGCTGTACACAAGGGACAGCAACGGCTACTGGATAAGAGTTGCAAACGGCTGTATTTCGGGAGGTTTAAACGATGATACTTACTGTGAAATCAATGCAAAAGCAATAGTTCATGATGAAGATTATGACATAGACCGCAAAGGAATTACTATTAGTGCAGATGTTATTTATTTTGATTGTGAAATGTTATCTGCAAATGGAAAAACTGGTACTTCAGGAACTTTGAATTTTATTAGTAGCATAACTGATAATGGAGATGGAACGATTAGTTGGACTCCTGCCAAAGTTTATTTTCGCAATGGCTTGATGATAACAGGATTGAATTAAGGAGGTGCTTATGAAATTTTACAAAAAACTGCCCGATATGGAGTGTATAGTCGGGGACACTCTGCCTGAATTTAACATCTCCGTTGACGGCGAAACAAGTCTTTCGGGCTGTACAATGCAGCTTATTCTGGCGGATTCAAAAGCCCCTGAAACTGCTGTGATATGCAAGGAATGTACAGCAATTTCAGGCGGTTTCAAGGTGATTCTGACAAGTGAAGATACAACAAATCTGACAGGTGGAACGGTGTATTTCATGCATTTCAGGCTGATAAAAAACGGTCAGAGTTACCGTAAACTTTTCGGCTGTCTGACTGCAAAAACCGTTCCCGAAGGAGAATAAAAATGGATTTTGAAATGAATATCGGTGAAAGCCTTGATTTTAACTTTGAAATCGGCAGCTCATCACATAAAGAAACTTCCCTGCTTGTTGGCTCTGCGGAGATTTTTACAGACGGCATAACAGGCTCATCAGGAACAGCGGAACTTATTGAAAATATCATTCAGGAGGGCTGAAAATGGCTATAAACAAGACAATTTTCACGGCTGACAGGACAGCGCAGAAAGGCGAGATTTTTAACTGGCTTAAAGCTAATGCAGAAGATTATTTTGATGAAATTTCCCAGAATGCAGACGGAAATATAAGCTGCCGACTTGAAAACGGTGCAGAACTGCTGTTTATGTTCGATACATCTACAACTGTTTACAAAATAATATCAAAAACAGGAAATACACAAGGTATCTATGCAAGTGCATCAGCTCCCTATACAGAGGCAGGAATTGTCACTTCAAATGGAATAATGCTTATAAGTTATTCTTTTGCCTCGACAGACAATATTGTCATAATTTCAAAGACAAATTCAGGCGCAACGTCTGTGTCAGTCTACGGAAAAACTTCTTCTTCGACAAATACATTATTTCAGGCATTTATAGATTTAGACAATGATGTCAATTGGATGGCGAAAAATTTTCAGACAATATTTGATACACCTGTAACATCACTTGCGCCTGTATGTTTTACAAGCGGAAATTACTGCGAACACGTTTTTATGACAATTTTCTCGCAGTTCGTAAACAGTCCATGTATTATGCAGATAAACGACAAAAAATACGCATACGGCGGCTATCTCGCTTTGGAGGAATAATTTTTGCAGTACATCATAATGATAACAATAATCCTCGGCTTAGCGGCATCTGATTTTGTAACAGGTCTGATAAAAGCCTATATTTCAGGAGATTTGAACAGTACCAAAATGAGAAAAGGCGGTCTGAATAAAATCACGGAGCTGATTGTGATGACAGTTTCATGCGGTCTGGAAATCGGTATCAGGTATCTTGGAAAATATTACGACAGTCAGACGCTTGCGAATATCACAGGCTCAGTCACGGCAATAATCGTTTTCGGCTATATTTCGATAATGGAAGTGATTTCAATTTTTGAAAACTATGCCGAAATCAATCCCGATACTTCCGTATGGGTCAAAAAAATTCTTGAAAAGTTAAAAAAATAAAATTTCTGGAAGTCATAAAATAATCAATGGTTTTGCATTGAAAAAACTGTCATTTTAAACCTATTATGCAAGATGATTTTCTTGTAAATAATCAAAGGGGCTGTTTTCCAGTCCTGAAAGGAGTTAAAAATGATTTCAATAAGAAATGAAAAATTCATAGAATACAAAAATGGTCTGTCCGTTGTGCGTATGGAAATTGATGTTGACAGTGCGGAGGAACTTCCTGCAAAGGACTATTTTTCGGGAAGAACTCTGTATCAGGGTTCAGTTGCATGGGATATTTCAACAGGCAATTTTTACGGCATGACAAGTACAGGAGACTGGATTCTCCAGAAAAGAGGTAATAATAATGAGTGAACTTTATGACATTCTTAAAGCATCGAATTTCAGTGGTTCAGGCGATGACGGTTCTGCATATGCTCACAGTCTTGAACTTACGATAAATTCACAGACTTATGTTTTAACTGCAACTCTTAAAAACACAAGCGGCGAAGCTCTCGGAACACCTCAGACAATTGACCTTCCGCTTGAAACAATGGTTGTTGGCGGCAGTTATGATGATACTACAAAAAAAGTAATTCTCACGCTGAAAAACGACAATACTGTTGACTTCTCCGTTGCGGATTTGGTGTCAGGTTTGCAAACTGAGATAACATCAACAAATAAACTTAATTCAGACCTGATAAACGACACAAATCAGAATAACAAATTTGTTACATCTGCCGAAAAAACTAAAATCGCAAATGCCTTGACGGAAGAAGTTTACAATGCAGGAAAAACTACTCCTTATGGTACACAATATGAAATAGCAGGAAAAACCTATACTGTTGGAAGATATGCTGAAATATTCAACAACTATGCCAATAATAAAGCGATAGGCGAATATTCTCACGCAGAAGGTGACAGAACAACTGCAACAGGTAACGCTGCCCATGCCGAAGGAGGTGCTTTATTAGCAAGTGGTACTTCTTCTCACGCTGAGGGCGGAGGTACTGTTGCAAGCGGAAATTATTCCCATTCAGAGGGAAGTAATACAACAGCAAGCGGACTGATAGCCCACGCAGAAGGTGAATTTACAAATGCAAGTGGCAGAAATGCTCATACAGAAGGTCAAAATACAAACGCAAACGGTGAATGTTCTCATACAGAAGGTACTTATACGATTGCATCAGGTAATAATCAGCACGTTCAGGGTAAATATAATATTGAAGATTCCAATTCAAAATATGCTTTTATCATTGGTAACGGAACTGCTAATGATAATCGTTCAAATGCCCTTGCTGTTGACTGGAACGGAAAAATCTATATCAACAACTCCAACAAAGGTGCAGATGTTTCCGCACACGATAACGCACTTGTGGAGCTGGTTGACAGCGGACAGAAAAATTTATTGCGGAACGAGGAAACATCGAGAGAAATTAGCGGAGTTACTTTTACGATTCTTCCTGACGGAAGCGTTGAACTCAGTGGAACTGCATCGGCTGATATAACTACTTATAGAATAATAACAGAAGCTTCTGTACTATCAGGAGATATGGTTCTTTCAGGATGTCCGTCAGGCGGTGCGAATAATACATACAAACTTGATGTTCTTAATGGTTTAGGTGGCGGTATATTAGCTAATGATTACGGCAGCGGTGCAGTAATAGATTGGAGTAAATTCACAACAGGAAAATTCACTGTAAGAATACGCATTCAGCAGGGAACAAATGTAAATGGCTTAATTTTCAAGCCTATGATATGCTCAAAAGCCGCATGGGATATATCGCAGAAATATGTGCCTTATCGTCCGAGTTATGATGAACTTGTGGCGAGAATAACCGCTCTCGAAAACGCATAAATGAAAGGAGATTTTTTATGAAAAACGGTATTGATGTTTCAGTTTATCAGGGAGATATTGACTGGAAAGCTATCAAAAATTCAGGAATCGAATTTGCCATAATAAAGGCAGGCGGTTCAGATGCAGGATTCTACAAGGACAGCAAATTTGAAAAGAATTACACAAATGCAAAGGCTGTCGGTATGCCTGTCGGAGCTTATTATTTTGTAGGTTCAGGCTGTACTTCAAAGGCTGACGGTATCGCAGATGCAAAACGATTTCTTGAAATCATCAAGGGAAAAACTTTTGAATATCCTGTATACATAGACCTCGAAGCAACAAGCCCTTCCGCAAAGGCAGGCGCAACAGAGGCTTGTATCGGATTCTGTGAAACTATGGAAAATGCAGGATACTATTGCGGTATCTATGCATCTGATGTTTCAGGTTTCAATGACAGGCTTGATTTATCCAGACTTTCAAAATTCGATAAA